CGGGGGGGGGATATTTCGCAAGTCGCAGTCGCTATCTACCCTCGCAATCACATCAGAGGTCAATTTTGAAAAAAACGATCACATCTTCACGAAATCTCACTGGACAAAACGGCGGCGGTAGAAAAATTGCCACAACTTGGTCAAAAGTTGCGATGCAGAAAGTCCATAGCAAGGCCGACCTCATAGCCGAGCGATTAGTCAAAATTGCACTAACCGACACGCATCCCGGTCAAATGGCAGCCATTAAATTGTGTATGGATCGACTCGTTCCTATCACAAAAGCGGTGGACGCCGATGCGTTGGCTGGAAAAAGTGTCAGCATTAACATCAGTGTCGAAGGTGTTAAAAAAGACGAGGGTCGGTTAATTGAGCAAGTTCAAGAATGAGCGAATTTAAAGTTGCACTTCATCCGCAACAACTTGAGGCATACAACCACCCATCACGATTTAAAATTGTTGTGGCTGGTAGGCGGTGGGGAAAATCCCGGTTAGCACTTTATACACTTTTTATTGAAGCTCTACGTAGCAAAAATTACGATGTGTACTATATCGCACCTACTTTTGAGCAAGCCAAACGCATTATGTTTCGTGCGATGAAAGATGTTGGTAAGGATTTAATCGAATGGGCTCACGAAAACACAGCCACCATGAGATTGATTAACGGCAGAGAAATTCACATTGCTGGAAGTGATCGACCCGACACCTTGCGAGGTGTAGCAATGGCTCACTGTGTTATTGATGAGTACGCCAGCATCAAACCGATGATCTGGGAAGAGATTGTCAGACCAGCGCTGATCGATTCAAAGGGCAGTTGTCTCTTCATTGGAACGCCGCAAGGCAAGAATCATTTTTACGATCTCTACAACTATGCGCAAGGTCGAGAGAACTGGGGAACGTGGCAATTCAACAGCAAAGAAAACCCGTTTCTTGATCCAGAAGAAGTAAAAACAGCATACGAAAGCCTATCAACTCAAGTCGCAAGACAAGAATTGGAAGCAAGTTTCGAGAGCTTCGACTCAGGTCTATTCAAAGAAGAGTGGATTAAGTTTAATAACGATGAGCCTACAGAGGGTGACTATTATATAACGGTAGATCTTGCAGGATTTGAGTCAACCACCACAGGGCGAGGAAGCTCTTCAGCAAAACTGGATGAAACAGCCATCGTTGCCACAAAAGTTCACCAAGGTGGTTGGTATGTAGCGGATATCGAGCATGGTCGTTGGAACACACGGGAAACGAGCGTAAGAATTTTGCGATTAGCTCAAGAAAAAGGAGCTCGTTGCATTGGCATTGAGCGCGGAGCTTTGATGAACGCCGTGATGCCGTACCTCGAAGATCAAATGCGAAGGATAGGTTTTTACCCTCGAATTGAAAGTGTTACTCACGGCGGTAAAAATAAAACAGATCGAGTGGTTTGGGCGTTGCAAGGGCGATTCGAGCGAGGTGTCGTAACTTTACGCCGAGGAAGTTGGAACTCACCTTTTCTCACGCAGTTGATGGATTTTCCAAATCCCAAGGCCCACGATGATCTACCCGATGCCTTGAGTTTTTTAGATCAGATTAGCTTTACACCTTACAACAATTTTGAAGTTGCAGATGAATACGAACCTTTTGACCTAGTGTCAGGATACTAAATTTTATGGATAAAGATTTACTGAGTTGGATAATGAGCCAAGTTGATGAGTGGCGAACCTACCGAAAATCCAACTACGATGAAAAGTGGCGTGAATACTATCGCATCTGGCGAGGTGTTTGGGATGAGAGTGATCGCACCCGCCAAAGCGAAAGATCAAGACTTATCAGCCCGGCAACCCAACAAGCGGTCGAGGGATCGATCGCCGAATTAGAAGAAGCTACTTTCGGAAGAGATGTCTGGTTTGACATACGGGACGATCTTCTTGATGAGCAACCCGAAGATATTCTCTATCTGCGAAACAAAATGAAAGAAGATATGGAGCGTGAGGGCTGGAAATCAGCGATCTCAGAAATTATGCTCAATGGTTGTCTCTACGGAGTTGGAATCGGTGAGCTTTTAACCGAAGAAAAAGAGGAAATTTATCCCGACACTCAGCAAATAGAAGGCACTGAAATTTTCCAAACAGGTGTGAATCGTAAAAGTTACATTTGTGTCAAACTAAGAGCAGTTGATCCACTTAACTTTAGCATTGACCCGGCAGCAACTACCATTGACGATGCTCTAGGCGTTGCCATTGATGAGCTCGTTCCACGCTGGCAAGTTTTAGCCGGAATGAAATCCGGCGATTATGAAGATGTTGACTTGGGTGATGCCACCATTAGTTATGAAGATCAATACAGTGGCGAAACCAAACAAATACCCTCTGAAAATGCCGTGAGATTATGTAAGTATTACGGTAAAGTTCCGAGGCATTACATTGACAGTAAAGTTAAAGAAGAAGATCAAGATGATTTAGTTGAGGCGTTAGTTGTTATAGCAAACGATTCTGAAATTTTAAAAGCTGTCGAGACACCTTACATGATGGGAGATCGTCCGGTTGTGGCTTACTCGCATGACCGGGTGCCTAATCGATTCTTTGGGCGTGGTGTAGTGGAAAAGGGATACAATGTTCAAAAAGCTCTTGATGCTGAACTGAGAGCAAGAGCCGATGCTTTAGCACTCACAACACATCCGATGATGGCTGTTGATGCGAGCAGACTCCCAAGAGGAGCCAAGCCTCAAGTGCGTCCCGGTCAAACGATTTTAACCAACGGCGACCCATCTACTATTCTAAAGCCGTTCAATTTTGGTCAATTAAATCCTACATCTTACCGGGAGAGTGCTGAACTGGAACGCATGGTCAGCCAAGCAACGGGAGCTTTTGATGTGGGTAGCCGAGGAAATACAACTTTGGGCGGAATGAGCATTGCTCAATCAGCCAGCATCAAGCGTCAAAAAAGAAGTTTAATGAATTTTCAAGAGCAGTTTTTAATTCCGGCACTCACAAAATGTGCTCATCGCTTGATGCAGTTCGATCCTGAGAATTATCCAGTTCAAGATTACAAATTCAAACCAGCCAGCACATTAGGAATAATGGCAAGGGAGTTTGAAACGCAACAATTGATTCAACTTCTGCAAGTGACGGCTCCCGATAGCCCGGTTTTTATGATCATATTGGAAAGTATTTATGAAAATTCTAGTTTGCAAAATAGAGAAGTTATGGTTAGTGCTTTGCGACAAATGTTGCAACAGTCTCAAGAGCCTCAACAACCGCCTCCAAACCCGGTTGGTATGGCTCAAGTCCAAGTGCAAAACAAGCAAATAGATTTACAAGCACAAAAAGCACAAGCCGACCTAGCTCTCAAACAAGCGGATCTAGCATTGAAACAAGAAACGCTAGAAATTAAAAAAGCCGAGAACCGTGATCGCAGGGATGATTCGCAAGAGAAGAACGATTTGAAAGAGTTGGATATGTATCTCAAAAGCCAAGTGGAGTCAGGCAAGCTAGAGAGCCGGATGGCTGAAAAAATTATTGATCGAGTGCAGTAATGAATGGAATGTTTGGAAGAACAAGAATGGCTGTTGACCCAATAGATTTGGCGATAAAAGAAGCTAGACGAAGATTTCCTGTTTTGCAATCGGTTCCGATTGTTAATAGACCTAACATTGACAACATAGGCGGTGGTTATTTGGAAGCGTATCCAGCCGAAGAGAGCATAAGACCAAAGGGAACGGATAATAAATTTGCTATTGGGGTGTTTAGCGAAAAGACAACTCCAAAAATGATTTATATGGATTATTTGTCGCACTATGCAATGGATAACGAGTTAAAAAATGATTACGAACAGTTCAAACAAAACTTAACACCTAAAAACGAAAAAAGATTACAGCGTCAATGGAGTGACCTAACACGAGGTTATGCCGAAGATAGTGAAGGAAATATAACGGAAAGATTTGGGGAGCCAATGCGGAAGCGAGATGGCTCGAAAGTTCCATTTAAAGAATGGAAAGAGCGATCTGGCATTCCCGGAATGTTTAGAGGGTTACTTGGTCAATATCCGCAAGAATTTATAGAAAATGAATTTACGCCAGAGCAAATTGAATACGGGCAAAAGTTAAAAGATATGTTGGGTTTATGACTCCCGACCTTGAAAAATATTACGAGCTACGGCTC